TTATTAGTAATGTCTGCGTGGATATGCTCAACTTTCGTTTCGATCTTGCTCAGACGAAGCTCTAAGTTATTATATCTCTGTTCGCATAAGTCTACGTGTGCTTCTAGACTTTCTTTTTCTAATTTTGTGGCTCTTGCCATCTTTATCTCTCCGTTCCTTATTTTATCGTGGAAGGGGCCTATAATTTAATCGCCTAGTGTTTGATGTAATGTTTGCCTTATGTTAGTATTTATACAACCGACTCTGGTGTATTATCTACTAATTTAAAGATAATATTACGGTTACTATCGTCTTTGGTTCTAAAAGCATTGTTATTAATAGTAATGCTTTCTGAAAGTCCTGCTATGATAGGAACTAAATCAAAGTCATCTTTAAGGAAGTCTACACTCAAAGCACCCTCTTGTTCAATGCTAAACTTAAAGTACCATACCTTTTGTTTACCCTTATACTCAGTACCAAATTCGCTGTTGGATATATCAATACCTTCAACCATCTTTGGTGCTTCGTCGAAGTATGGATTAGATCTCAATCCTATAACCTGCAAGAATGTATTCCAATTTGCTTGTTGGTTGATAGCTTGTCTATCATCTGAACGAAACTTGGTTTGGTTAGTCTGAGTTATGTCTATTAATGTAGCAATCTCAAAGTTCATACTCATACTTATAGTCATAAAAAAAGGGCGGAACAATAAATGAACCGCCCTTTTATATTAGTTTCAGTAACTAACTAATTAACTTTGGATTACGCCGCTGTTAAAGTAGTTGCCGCAACAACGTCTGAACCAGTTACGTCAACGTCGTTTGGTCCAACTGCTGTTCCAAGTGCTCTGATAGCCGCTTGTAAAGAAGCCGCGTCCCACTGTGTGTCATCAACTAAAAGTGTTCCTACACCTGTGTTAGCATCTGCAAAAGATGAACCAATTGCATTTGTTGCCATCATGATTGCTTCAACAACTTCGTTAGCACCATCGTCTTCTGTTCTGATATCTCTTGCAGAATCAGATGCGTTTTGTACTGTTATTTTATAAGCACCGATGTTTGCTGTGCTTCTGTATGATCCAACAACGTAGTTGCCAAATCCGTTTACTCTTGTTACTCCAGCCATTTTATTTCTCCTATTTTCTAATGGTTGATCACACGTTTCTCTTGTGTGATGTGTTAATAGTATTTATAATATTTTGGAAAAAACCGGAGTTATCGGCGTTGTTTGGCTCGTTTTTGTAAAGATCTTAGCATTTGAACGTATCCTGGTCCTGCTTTTACAATATCGTCTATCATTTCAATGGCAGGCATATATTGTTTTACAAACGTGCTTGGAACACTTTGACCATTCTTTGCAAGTTCTAAAAACTTTTTAGTACCTACTAAATTCCTTGCACCAACTAGGTATCTGTATAAAGATAATTCCTTACCGCTTGTAGAAAGATCCGGTACACTAATAGTTGGTTCGTTATCCTTAACTGAACCTGTTTCTAAATCTCTTTCAGCTACAAGTTCTTCTAGGAATCTAATTATATCACTGCTTCTTAGTTTAGCTCTAACAGCCAACACTAATCTTGTTGCAAGTTTCTTCTTATCGTATGTTGCCAGTCCATTGAAGTTAGTAAGTTTTCTACGAATGTCTTTGTAATCAGCATTGGAGATACGTAATGCTGATTCAATACCCATAAACGTTTCACTAGTCTGTGAACTCATACCACTTGCAAGTGTAGTAAGATATCTATTGATTGCCATTGCTGGTAGTGTTGTTCTTCTTGCTACCATTCTAGCACTATCAGGATCTTTAAGTTTAGCAAGAGCTTCATCATCTCCATTTACAAAGTAAATGAAGTTATGTAAGTCAGTACCATGCATCTGGAAACGTTTATAATTAACGTCCTTGGTTGCCTTTGCATAAGCCCTTGCGGCCGGTACAAACTTTGGATGCTTTCTAAGAAGCTCAAGAACAAGTAGACTTAGATAAAGTCTTTCACAGCAATCGTTGTATGTCAACTTTGCATTGTCGCCCGAGTTACGGGTCATTCTTGCTTCGTATAGCTCTTCTAAAAACTCTAGTTCCATTAACTTATTCCTTAATCAGTATAAGCTGATCTTTCTCTATTTCCACCGTCGCCCATGTATGCGGCCTTAAACATTCCAACCATATCCTTTTGGTCTTTTGCTTTAAGCATCATACCTAACACATCGTCATTCTGTACGTCAATTGTAAACTTTCTTTTAACGTCAGGTTTAACTGCATCTGTTGTTAAGAACATCTTAAGTGTTTGTGCCTGTTGTGGAGTAATATCATACTTCTTACCACTATCACTTACAACGTGCTTAACTGGGTTAGGGTTTCCTCTACTATCTAGAACTTTGCCTAGTTGTATAATCATTGGTTCTTTTTTGAACTCTTTGTCCATTCCAGCTTCATCGTCATCAGCTGGATCCATTGCTTTCTTTAAAGAATCAATAGCATCTTGATCATCTGCATCGATCTCTTTAATAAAATCAGTCGCTTTCATTTGTATCTCCTATCGTTGTACAGCTCTGTTCGCCGCACTAAAGCCAGCACGATTAACAAATTTAATATCTCCAGTTGGGTGAGCTAGTACATATCCTTCCCCTCCTGGTTTATCTCCTATTGATGCTTGTACATCAGCAGGTTGTTTTTCTAGTTGGTCGATAATGTTGTTCTTAACATTCATTATTCCACTAACTATGTTCCATAAAGCCGTAAAGGCCTGTATGTTTGTTTTGACATACTCAGTTATCTTTGCCTTTTTGTTATTGCTAACAGTACTACTCTGTAGCCATTGCATAAAGTCTTTGCCTAAGTTGTCTAATCCTGTATCTGTTTTTACGTTTACGTAATTATATAATATGTCTGCAAAGTTTGACAGTTGCATTTGTTTCAACTTACCTTTGTCAAGTAAAGTATCAATGCCTGCCGCATTCTTGTTAACGATAGCAGTAATCTTGTTTATACCACTCATGTCTACTTCTGGTGGTTGTTGTACAGTGACTGGAGGCAACACTAACAAACTGTTACCTTGGAATATATCATAATCAGTTAATGGCTTTTCGCCACCATCGGGTTCAACAATTCTATGAATCACAACCCCTGCTTCGGACTGTGCAACACGTTTACCTATGTCACTGTCTGCGTTAACCTTATAGGTAACCAATTGCGGTTTGAAAGTAAATGCTCCGTTATCTTCTTGCGGTGTATTGAAATATAACATATCGCCTTTGAAGTAGCCTCTATGGTCTTCTGGTATTGCCTTTTCAAATACAGGAAATACTTTTTTCATATTGCCTGCAAACTTTCCAAACCCTTCTGGATCTCTTTGAAACCCTGGACGGTTCTTAAGCATCTTCTCAATGTCATCTGCTGACTTGGCTTTACCGTCATAACCTTTTGCAACAAAGCCTGACTTGTCTGTAAAAACAAATTGACCTTTTTCATCTCTACCAAATATAACTGCTGGTGAGCCGTCCCATTTAATTGTAAGTGATTGTGTATTACCTTTTGTTAATCCTATGATAGAATCAATAACACGTTTCGCACCTCTACTACCTTCCCAAAAGATAATATCTTCTGCGTGGTCGATACGAGCACCTTCTCTTAATATGTTATTGAATTCATCAAATTTCATTACGGTAACTGAAGTCCTTCTTTTTCAAAGTAGTCTTTTGCATCTTTAACTAGATTTTCATAGTTAGGATCTGTTTTAATTTTTGCATTGATAGTTTCAACACTTCTCATATCATCTGCACTTGCACCATCACCTAATAAAATTTTAGCTACTTCGCTTGGATCTTTAGTTACAGGTTCGTTAGTAATTCTATCTACTAATCCGTTTGTTGGTGACCATTTGTATCCTTGTGCTTTTGCAATACTGGCTATCATGATCATTCTGTGTTGTCCTTTGAACTCACTGTCAGCCGCACCACGTAGGGCAAACTGCATAAATTTAGGATCACCAAACATTAAATCCGTTTGTACAAATCCTCTCTTAGGATCTCCAAGTATAGGAGTTTTAAAATGTACACTAATACCTGTCTTTGCTATCCAGGCTCTATCATCATCTTTAGGTGCGTTCTTATCTTTCCATGCTTTAAGTTTTGCTACTAAACCATTCTTGTCAACCTTCTCTTTGTCAACTGCAACATCTAAGTCACCACTGGTAGGTTTGATACCTGTGCTACCTAGCATAAAGTTTACATGATCTAGTCCTGTGATTTTTTCAAGCCATTTAAGAGTAGGCTCTACATCAGCTTTGTTTATTCTCTGTGTAGCTTCTGCACCATCTGGTGTTTTGAATACGTTTCCGCCCTCATTAAGAATTTGCATTGTCGTCATCCTTTTGCTTGGATTCTATAATTTTATCTACACCACGTTTAAATTTTCTAGGGTCGCCACTTCTAATACTGTTGATAAAACGTCTTTCCAATTCCTGTGCAGTTTCTTGATCATAGCTTTCTGCTATCCTATTCAATAGGTTTATAGCACTTTCAATCAAGTTATTGCCTGTAGATTGGATCAAAGCATCGTTATTGGTAGTGCGATGTATCTGATTCAACTCTTCTAGTATTGATCTTGTACGTTTTCTCATGGTCTCTGTTCCCTTATACTGTATTTAGTGTTATAATATCATTATTGTCCAACAATCAGGTTGACCTTGCTACTGTTATATAGTATTATAAGTAACATAACTTCCAGAAGCGGGTATCGTATAGTGGTAATACCTCAGCCTTCCAAGCTGATGCTGTCGGTTCGATTCCGACTACCCGCTCCATACTTTATTATATGATCACATAAATACACTTGCAATGGAGGGCAAGTAATATGGGTTCATTTAATAATAAGATCATGGCAGAGTTCAATCCACCACGTAAGTGGGTTCTTGGTAGAGATTTGTCATACACAACCTCAGACCTTACAGTTGAAGAAATCAAAGCATTAAAAGGTGTTGGTGTCAAAGTAAAACGAGATACTAACAAAACAGAAACAATAACAGTACCAACAGGGTTCGTAACAGATTTGGCATCAGTGCCGAGAGCTATGTGGGCCTTTATTGCTCCTTTCGATGTGGCTAGAGCGGCAATCATACACGACTTACTTTACAAGTCAATCAGACAGTATCGTTGGAAGATGAAAGATAAGGAAGATAAAGAACTTATCAAAGCGGCCAAGGTAGCTTCAGACAAGGTCTTTCTTTTAGGAATGCGTGATGCAGATCCTAAGGTACCAGGGTGGAAGATATACTCATCTTGGAAAGCAGTAGATTTATTTGGTAACGGTTCAATAGTACCAAACAAAGATAATATCTAAAGTGTGTGCGGGTGTTTAGCCCGCCACATTTTGTTCTATAGGAAAATCGGTTCCACTTTCTAAAATATCATAAGCAGGTGTTGATTCAATAGCAGGCGGTGCCTGTATTTCTTCTTCATCAAACCAACTTACTATTTCAATTGCTATATTATAAGCTAACCAGCCAAACAATACAAATTCTAATGCGTATGTTTTCATCTGTATGCCTTTCATAAAAAAAGGAGCCTTCCCTAAGGTTGGCTCCAAGTTAAAATTAAAGTACTAATAATATATATCAATTAGAAGATGAACGTAGTATGAATAAGAAATGCTTATGGCTTTAGCCACTTCTTACATAACTGATACCAATACTCACCGCCCTCACGTAACAGTTCATTGTCTGTACGTAAACGTTCCATTCTACGTTTCATTACGTTGAGTTGATATTCTGTAAGTGTTTTTTGATTTGACTCTAGCTTTTCTAAACGAGCTATTACATCATCAATGATGGGGCAAGTTATGTCCGGCACCTTAGGTGACTTACGTTTTAATTTTAGCCAGACTTTTTTCTCTAGTGCCATTAATATTATTTAAAGGCTTACTTCGCCAAGTTAAAAAGTAATTTAATGAAGTCCGTTTGGAACTATTATATAATGTATTGCTAAAACTATTCCTACTGAAGCACCTAAGCCAATCATCATCTTAAAGAAGTCTTTTGCAATAAAAGGAAACACACCTTTGAACTTTGTTTTGTCTGTAAATGTAGCAATAGCAAGTTCACGTCCTGTTAACAATCCTACAAAGACCCAAGTAGTTGACATAGGTATATCGTTAATCTCTTTAAAGAATAAAAGTATTACAAAGTAAAACAAGTCTATAAGACAAGCACTTCTAACATATCTTGTATTGTGTTTCTCTATGACTATCTGTTGTATCTTACCGCCACGTTCTCTAAACATATAACCTAGCCCTAGTACAAATATTAATGATACCATTATCATCATATCTATAGGAACTTGTCTAGGTAGGTAAACTGCTATGTTGGCCATGTCATGACTTAACCAAGTCCACCACAATACTCCTGTGGTAATCCATTGTCCTACTCGCCAATATGCTTTATGACTTTCTTTAACTGAAGCAGACTCGTCCATCACTTTAGTAATACCGTACCATATAGCATAAGCTGATACACCTGCTACTGCATAACCCATCATGCTTTTCATAAGCATCTTCTCTAATACAAATGTACTAGCGAAAGCACTTAATACTAAAAATGATGTACTTACTGGAACGCCTAGTCTTGTTAATATTAATAGTAGTCCTGGAGCGGCCGCATGATACCATTGTATTTCCTGCCACGGTATCCTGTTCAGTCGTCCATATGAAATATCCCCTCCATTAGTATACCAACCATACCATAGAGCCCATAGCAGGACAGCACTTGCGGCTCCCCACATGATTTTCCAGTCATATCGTTCATTGTTGGATGCAATCCACGTACCTAGGGTTTGTACGGAATCGTTTGCGATGACAGAGTAGGCCGCGAATAAAAAGCCTATGGCCATCCATAGTGTTAATACTTCCACATCTACTCCTGTCTGAAGTTCGTATTCAAATATTAATTTACACTCTTATTTACGTAAAGTCAAGAAAAGTTTTGTTGTAGTTTGATTACAATGTTGCCAAAAGTTCTGTGTCAACAAAAATGCAAGACACCCATGCAAAAAAAGTACAGTGATTTTCGCTCTTTTCGGTGGGGAGTTTTGTTAGTATTTTATAAATACGAATGTCGACGCAAAGACTTCTCAAGTTTTTCCGATGACACACATACACACCAGGATTAGACTGGGGAGTAAGAGAGCACTCCTTAAACTGCAATTGACGATGTCCAAAGCGACATTGACGGTGGAAAAGACCACTGACGCCCTGAAAAGACAGGGGGTATTGCTTTCCTTAAGCATCCAATACATAGGAGAAAAATATGTCACACTTTTGGAGTGGCCTAGTGTCTTGGATGAATGCAGGGTCTAGTAGTGAAACTAGACGCCTAGCTGAGTTTGAGAAATGGGCCAGAACTGAATATAAAAACGATTGGCAGTTCGCCTACGAACACATGGTTCGTACAAACGGACAACGTCCAAAAATACACTACAAACCAACTTTAAGTAAGAAGGAGGTGGCTTAAATGCGTCTACTTCATAAAATACTTAAATCTCTTAAATCTTTGGTATGGACTCAAGGTAGATGGGAAGAGCATTATTTGTCTCAGTCTGTCGACCATGTTGATCTTGAGCGCCGTATTAAACAACTCGACCGCGGGCAGGTCCAAGTCGGCCCGTTCGGTGCAAGACGTGTCTATTATTAGGAAAGGATCAATTGACAATGCTTATTATTAAACGTTTACTAAACTGGTTTGAAATTGCCGGCTATGCGAAAGCGGCCGCGGAACTTTCAAGACAAGGATATCATGAAGAAGCTAAGGCTTTGATGCTAGAGAAGATTAAACTTCAAGGCAGAAAAGAAAAGGCTCTTGTTAGATTGGAAAAACTTAAGAAGATTAAGTCAAGCTATGATCCTGCTAAACATTATCTCAGAGGGCATTCAGTTGCATTCTGGAAAGGAAAGGCGGCGTAATATGTGGCCTTATACTAATGATGAAGTAGATTGGATATCCGGTAGGAAAAAATAAGATTTGATTGTGTAAATCGAATATAGGGCGATGGAAACACCGCCCTATTTTTTTGACTGATTACTCAGTTACTGGTGCTTCAGCAGGTGACCATGATATCATGTTTCCTGTGTAAGCCATGTAACCTAATACTGCAACTGCCAATATAATAGCAATCCATAGTTTTTTGTTTTTTAACATTGATTTACCCTCCTTAGATTAAAAAAGGAGCAGTAAAACTACTGCCCCTCAATTGTTTATAAAAGTTTAGAAGTTAACTGTAAAACCTACTGAAGCTTCAGTATCAGTTGCGTCCCACTCTTTATCCATCTCTCTGTTAACTGCAATCTTCAGTGAAGTCTTTTCACTCAGAGCAATTGAAGTTCCCACAGATGCGTATGCGTCAGCACGGTCGAAATCAGTAAAGTCGCCCTCTATTGATTTCCAATCGTATCCTACTTCTACAAATGGTGTTAAGTTAGTACCCATTGATGTTTCAGCACCTACGAACGGAGATAATCTCATTTCGTCTTTGCTTAATGTGTCACCAGTGGTGTAGTGAATATCACCACCACCGTAAACGTTGAATGAACCAACAGTTGCTAGATCTTTCTCTGCTCCTGCTGTCCAACGCCAATCAGTGTTAGTGCCGTCGTCGATGTAAGCAACACCTAAGTTAATAGGGTTACCGTTTGTGTGAACTTCAATTACTTGAGCATCATCTGAAAAGTCATTTGTTGCTCCAGTTCCAATTGATAGTCCGTATTTTTCTCCTTCTGCATTCATCGATATGCCTGTGTTGTCGTAGTTACCTGCGACAGCTGGCATAGTTAGAAATGCACAAGAGAGCATTACTAAGAATAGTTTCTTCATTATTCTTTTTCTCCTTCTGGATTGTTTAGATTTAGTATGAGGATAGGTATCTTCAACACTATTTATCTAAACACTTGTAGGTTGTGGCAAGATATAGAGTCACACCCTGGTCCTCGCCACAACCTTGTTGTTTTAGATTGTGTCTATATTATTATTTTTTTGTGTAAATCGAATATAGCACCCAAACTGCAACCAAGCCAACTAAACCTTGAGCTGAAAAGCCTGCAATTATATTTTGCACGTTAGAAATAACGCTTATGTTTGGCCAGAACGGTATGTTCTGCCCAGCGAAAAGGACCTCAAGCACAATGCCTAATGCGATCAAACTCACGCCAACTTCGGCAAGAGCTCCGGCCCATCCTTTTACTTTAGTTAAGATATCCATATGGATCTCCTTTCTATAAGTTAAACAAAAATACACGAATGTATTTTCGTTGTAATATTTAAATAGTAAAAATTACAAGTAAACTGACCATAAATGGTTGTAGACACCGCTTTTGGCGATATAAATTCTTGATTTTACTAAATAAAAGTGCTATTATATAAGATAGCGTCATAAAACACACACAACACACACAAAGGAGTAAAATTATGACAAATCCAAAAGACGGGGCTTTCAAAGCCCAATTCAATAAGAACGGTTACGAAATTAGAACAGATGTATTAGGAATGGCCAAACAGTTCACAGAGTTTGAATTTTCAAACAAGTGGATGGGTTGGGAACAAACAACTAAACGTGATAAAGAAACTGGACAACTGATCATGGACGTGAAGATGCCAGATGTACCAGGAATAGATGAAGTTCTAAAAAATGCAGAAAGGTTCTACGATTTCGTTAACGGAAATCCAAAAGAAAACAAGTAATATGACTAAACACCGAATAGATGCAAAGTCAAAGCCTACCTAATAAAGACACGTAGGCATACGACAAAAAATGATTATGCAAACGTACTCATAGAGGCGTAAAACTATATACATAGGAGGCGGGAGGCCTGTTTCATTTACTTGGAGCAGGCCTTTAATTTTCTATAAGTACTACATCATGGGAACACGTGGATTAGTAACACTTACCAAAAAAGATCAAGATAAGATTTTTGCAAAGCTAACTTCAGCTAGTCAAGAAACAATTGATGTACGAGCAGAAAAGACAAAGCTAAACAATCCCCAAATTAACCTAAGCAATAACGAATTATTTGAAAGCCATGTTAAGAATATTGCATGGAAACCTATGCAGAATCATGGCCTAAATGACTCTAGTATAGAACTATATGCAGAGGATCAGGATTGGCCAATGCAAGTCAAGGCTTACCTTAACCTAGTTAAAGACGAAGATCTAAGTGCAAAACGCATAGTTGATATGGGCTGTGGTTGGGGTAGAGGAGTTCATACTATTGCAAAATATCATAAAGCAAACATCACTGGCATTGACAATGAAGCACAATGTATAGAATATGCAAGGCAGAACTACCCGCAACAGAGATTTCTACAAGACGATCAACTAACTGAAGATTATGATTTTATTATTAGTGTTTGCTCAGCCCACTTGTTATTCGAAACGGGCTTCTTCAATAAGAAACATAAGGGAACAATATTAGTCAGCGACTTCTTTGATCGTACAAGTTCTAACGAATTTAGAGATGCGGTGCTACAGAATTATACTATAGCAGAAGAAATAGATCAAACACAACAAACAGTTTTAGCTATGGAGTACGATCTAGCTACCATTGACGCAAGGTTCAAGGATATAGTTCCTCAAGAGTCAATTAACATATTCAGAGACATACAACAGAGTAGGCTCCATCTATTTAGAATGGGTGCTAACAGACAGTATAAATATAAGTTATATGCTAAGATGGATTAAAAACTTTGTAGAGAACTGCAATAAAGTGCAAAAGGAACTGCACGAAGCAGGCATACAGATTCACTATCATCATAACGGTGTATACGTCCACCAGAACCAAATAAATACAAAAGATGATAGACTTAGAACCATTCAAAAGAAAGATAAAAGAACTAAAGGATAACGGCAACTACCGTGTGTTCAACGATATACTTCGTGAACGCGGTGATTATCCTAAGGCCATATGGTACGGGAAGTACGCAATCAAAAACATTGTAAATTGGTGTAGTAACGATTATCTTGGAATGGGTCAACACAAGGTAGTACTCGATGCCATGCACACCGCCCTAGATCAAACAGGTGCCGGTTCGGGTGGAACTAGAAATATTGCCGGAACAAGTCACTATCATGTTGCCTTAGAACATGAGCTGGCTAAACTGCATAGCAAACAGTCAGCACTATTGTTCACTTCGGCCTATGTAGCAAATGAATGGACACTAATTGCTTTGAAACGTATCATTCCCGACATTGTGTTTTTAAGTGATAGCAAGAATCACGCATCTTTAATTCAAGGTATAAGACACAGTGGTGCTGAGAAACATATTTTCAAGCACAATGATCTAGAGCAATTAGAACAACTACTGCGAGACGTCAAAGGAACTCCTTGCATAGTCTTTGAGTCCGTGTATAGCATGGATGGATACGTCAGTAAGATTCCAGAAATTGTTGCATTGGCTAAAAAGTATAACGCCATTACGTACTTAGATGAGGTTCACGCCGTTGGCCTGTATGGTGAAACAGGTGCAGGATATTCTGCAAAGCTAAGATCACAGGACCAAATCGATATTCTTAATGGTACATTAGGTAAAGCCTTTGGAGTGCAGGGTGGATATATTGCAGGGAAGCACGATGTAATCGATGCCGTTCGTTCTGTATCCTCAGGCTTTATCTTTACTACTTCAATGAGTCCTGTCACGTGTGCAGGTGCATTGGCAAGTGTAAAATACTTAAAAGATCATAATGACCTAAGAGAGAAACATCAAGAACGTGCTAAAAGATTAAAGACACTACTAACAAATAGAAACATACCTATCATGGATAATGAAACACACATTGTTCCTGTTAAGATAGGTGATGCCAAGAAGTGTAAAAGAATTAGTGACGAACTAATAAACGAATATGGAATATATTGTCAAGCAATAAACTATCCAACAGTTGATGTTGGAACAGAACGTTTAAGATTTGCTCCGACTCCATTCCATACCAACGCAATGATGCATGACTTATGTGATGCCTTGCAAAAAGTATTGTAACAACAAGAAAGAAAACAATGAATAAAATCAAAAAGTATATGTACATGGGCATAGGTTTCCTGTGTGTGGGTATTGCTTATATAGGATTTGTAACTCCTGGCATACCGTTTAGCATATTCTTAGTTATTGCCGCTTGGGCATTTGCTAAAAGCTCTCCACGTATGGAGGCTTGGTTATATAATCACCCGTGGTTTGGCAAGTTCCTAACTAACTGGACACAGAAAAGAGTATTTCCTACCAAAGGAAAATATGCAATGATCCTTGTTATGGGATCAACTTTAGTGTTTACTTGGTTTATGACTGAGAACATCAAAGCTATTATGTGGAGTGGAGGCTTTATGGCACTCGTGGCTATATGGGCTTGGAGATATCCAGGGTCAGTCGAGGAACACTCACGTAGATTAAAAGCAGGCGAAAAGGTTGCTTGGTTAAAATAAACCGTATTTCTTTAGCTTTTTAATTAAATTAGTTCGGCCAATGCCCAGTGCGTTGGCCGTTTTTGTTCTATTACCATCAAACTGACTAAATTTCTCAACAATCGCTTGTCGTTCTATCTTTTCAAGTTCTACTGGTAAAGGTTTATCAAAGTCAAATGTATCAAAGTGACTAGAAATGTCGTCCATGATAGCATTTTGTTCTATATAGTTTGTTTCTAAACTAGATAGCTGTACGTATTTTTTAGGCATTTGCTACCCCTCTAAATGCTTATATGTACTTATCTTTCTTTAATTATATTAGCAGTTAATTACGAAGGTTTGCAGTAAAAGATTATATATGTACTAAACGGTGTAACTTTTTTTACATCAGATAAATAAGTATGTGAAGGGCACAACTCTACCAGGACTTAGGGGTTTACGATAAAAATTATGAAGTTTAAAACGTTAACAATGTTATTGACGGTGGCGACACTTGCCTTGTTTTCAACACAGGCGATCGCTGAAACAAATACCGTTACATCTACAGTTACAGGAACTACAACAGTAGATAAGACACCACCAACTGCATCAGCACCAAACGTCATGATAAACAATCAAGATGTTTGTTCGACTGGTACAAGTGCCGCGGTACAAACCCAGGTGTTTGGTATTGCAGGTGGAACAACAATAAGAGACTTAAACTGTGAACGACTGAAGCTATCCAGATCATTGTATGGTATGGGTATGAAGGTTGCCGCGGTCAGTCTACTATGCCAAGATGCAAGAGTATTCGAAGCCATGGAGATGGCAGGTACACCTTGTCCATACAAAGGAAAGATTGGTATTGAGGCCGCTAAAGCATGGGCTGAAAATCCAGAGAAACGTCCTGATTATAACAAGTGGTTAAAAGAAAATGATCTTGAAGCATATGAAAAAGAATGGCAGAATAAAGCAACTACTTGGAGCATTGGTATTGGTGCTCTGTTGTTGTTCTTACTCTAATTCAGCACTAGCATATACACAACAGTATAACGTAGGCGATACAGGACCTAACGGTGGGACTGTACAATCTGTCACGGTAACATCTACAGTTACAGGTACAGATGTTGCTCTCAATGGTGGCTTCGAAGAAACAACTACAACAACTCAATACACAGAAACAGTCATAGAACAAATTTCAACAACACAAACAGTAACCAATTCAACTACGACCTCAGTAGAAACTACAACTACAAATACTTTACCAGGTATAGAAGCCACTGACTGGACAGCAACAGGAACAGCAGGTGGAGTAAATTCTAATTCTTGTAGTTACAGTGGAGGTATAGCGGCCGGTGAAGCCTGTATGGGTAAGATGAATAATGTAAACAACAATCTTGTTACAACAGACAACTATAATGTAAACACACTAGGAGGTGGACAGGTAACCTCAGAGTATGTAGAACTAGGAACTAATCTTACTGAAGCAGAAATACAAGCAGGATTCACATTGAACTATGGTGTAAGAGTACAATCACATGGTTCAAACTCAACTGTGCCTTTGTGTTCTGCAACCAGTGGTGATTGTAAAGATGTATTTAGAATTACAACTCGTTTATATCAAGCAGATCCAAATGGTGGTAATCTAAGCAATATATTGATTGGAACTTACAATAGATATGAAACACTTACATTTTCTAATTTTAGAAATTACAGTTACACAGAAGACATAGGTGCAAACAACTACACAGAAATATGGGGTCAGATGGAACTGTGGGGAGTTGATGCAGGATATCATAAGAACGTTTATGGTCCTATATTTTCACAACCATTTATGACTCTAACTTATGATGTGCTTACGACTGTTACAGAAACAATAACACAATTAGTATTAAGCACACAGGAAACAGTTTATAATACATCTGAAGAATCAGTTACAAGCATATTCATAGGTGATCCTACTACAGAGACAACAGTACCAGAAATAGACTTTGAAGTAGTAGATTCATTTGAAATAGAAATAATTAACGAAGACACAGGTAGCGGTATTGAAATGGAGTTTAGTGTTGAAGTAGACGAAACAACAAATGTCGCAACAGTTGAAATGGAATCAACTAACATGGAAACAGGTGTTGTCCAAGTAGAAACTATTGCAGAAATAGATCTTAACATTGACTTTGGTAGTTTTGATACAGGTCCAATGGACGCAAATATGCCAAGTGTTGAATCAATTGAAGCAGACATTGGATCACAGATTGACACAGCCGTTGCTGATGCAGTAGCAGAAATAGAAATAGACTTACCAGATATGTCAACAGACATGGGAGCACCAAGTACAAATATGGAAGTGGCTGATGCTGGACCAGTAGTAGAAGTAGAAGTAGATGCAGGATCGGAACCAACAGTAGAAGTAGAAGTAAATACTAGTGAAGGAAATACAAATGAGTCTGTATCGCAAGAGAATGTTTCCGAGGCCGAAAGCTCAACGAGTTCAGAAGCCAGTGAACAAACAACCGAAAGTGTACAAGAGTCCAGTGAAAATGCTGAACAGCCAGTGGAAGAAAGTACAAGTGAACCAGAAGGGTCAGACAGTGGAGACTCTGATTCTGGAGAAGATACCAGTGAACCAGAAGCCGAACCCGAAGCCAGTGATAGCGGAGACACAGAGTCTAGCGAATCAGAAAGCAGTGAGTCTTCTACCGGGGGAGAAAAGTCTGACAGAAAAAGCGGAAATGATAGCAAAGACAAAGGAAAAGAAAACAAAACGAAGTCCAATGCTGAGAAGAAGAAGGAGTACGTAGAAAAGAAAGTAGCAGAAGCCAAGCAGAAGATTGCTACTAGAATACTTGCCGCGATGGCAGATACTTATAGTGCTATTAACGAAACAACTAAGATTGCACTAATTGCCAGTTTAACAGATACTAAGAACTTCCAAGCATACCTAGACAAACAGAACGCATTACCATTAGATTGGTATACTGATGTGCAAGTATATCAAGATATGCCTATGCTACTAGATCCAGCAGGCATACTATATGATATGGCACAGGACAAGATCATGGACGAAATGATAATGATGCAGTACGAATAGTTAATATGTTAATAAATACAAAAGGAGAAAACAATGGCAGAAATAGAATATAAGGGCATTAAAGTTGGGGGCAGTAAATTGCTACTTGTTTTGCCTTTAGTAGGAACAATCATAGGTGGATTATGGGGAGGCTTTGAGCTTTTCAATAGGTACCAAATGATGGAACAAAAGATAGACTCTTATGTAGCACCAGATCTAACTGGGTTCGATAAGAAGTTAGCACTTGTACAGTCTGAACTAGACATGGTACTTGAAGAAGTAACACTAGTGGCTGACGTGGCTAAAGAACTTAAGAATGACTTGCGTGGTGATGTAAGACGTATTGAAAAGATCGTAGAAGATGTTGAACAAAGAGTTAAGAACGACAGTAGAGAACTTAACACAGACATCAGCGATGCAATCAAAGACATCAAACAAGAGATGGCTGACCTTGAAGCGAAGATCGAAAAGCAAATTAAAACTGCTTTAGAAAATCCTTTAAGTAATATGGCTACTACAAAGTAAATTAATAACTAATACTTGTTCTACCAGCGGGTGATAGTCCGATACCGCTCTGTACGATACACGCACTCTCTTCTTCTGGGAACCAAGCTATAATAGACCAACTACCATTAGCTTGATTAACAAACATGGTACCTGGTTGTCTAAGTATCTGTCCACTTGGTATCTGTAAGAACACTTCAAAGTTTGCAAAAGGTATTTCATTATGTCTAGTAATCACATCAACAATAGCTTGTCCTGGGCCACAGTCAATCATCAAAGGTAGCTTCTGTATTAATGCCTCGGCCTCTGGTGCAGGTTGAATTGGATTGTCTGTAGGCGGTACGTCTTGGGCTAGAGTACCAACAGAAGTAAGAGCTAGAAACAAAGTCGCTAGAAATACGAGTAGTGTTTTATTCATTATTCTCTCCTTCCTAAATGTATTTAGAGAATGTTTGTTTACTGCAAAGTTCTAGAGCTTTCAGGTATTGCTCATCTTCATTGTAGTCAAACACACTATGGCTTGTTGGCTTTGCAGATAACCAAGCACCTTGTCTTATCTCTGATGCTAATTGTTCTTCAGTCCAAATACTCATTCCGGCGAACATCCTCCAACCTTTAGGAGTATTACCAGTTGATAGTTTCTCAATCATTAACATATCACTGGTCATTGCAAGTTCGCTACTTGCCTGTAGAGTGTTTGTACTCTGCCACTCGTTAGTGTGTAATAATAACACAGAGGTATCCTGAACAGGTCCACCTTTGTGTACGAACGTCTCTTCTAATTGTGGGTCGAAAGGAATGTCTTTAAGCAAACCTAAGCTAGAACATCTAAACTGACTAGGCTTATTTAGAATAACACCAATAACTTCTCCGCCTTCTCTTTGCTCGTAAACGTAAACAACACTACGAGAAAATACAGGGTTAGAGTTTAATATAGGTCCTGCCACAAGCAGTTGACCTTTATATGTCGTATCCATGTTAACTCCAGTCTGGTAATGGTCCGCCATGTGCTTTGCCTTTTATCCTTTTACCTCCTACGGTTACTCTCTTCTTTCCTATCTTGTGTGACTTCTTGCCCGATCGTGAACGTAGGCCTTGTGATTTACATGAAGCCAGTTGCGAAGCACCAAGGTCACTGTCAGGTCTTGACGACCTGCATAACTTTTTAGATGCCTGAGCTTCTAGTTCTGCTTCGTTACAAATGTCAACTATCTTCATACAAATATTTATCTATATTTGTCTGCGGGATTGTCATAACGGTCAGAGTCATCACACAATCTAAATGTTAGCACTTTTCTCGGTCCCTTTGTTGTGTTTACTGATATGTCACCTGACTTGTCAAAGTATTCTATCTTTGTTATCTTTGCTCGTTCATTGTGTTTACCTACACGGATTTCTTGACCAACCTCTAGGTTGATTGCTAAATTACGTAACTGTGTCATTGGAGTCTCCTTCCGGTATTGCTAGAATGCAATAACTCTCTTATTGATATTAGTATTTATTGTAGGCCCCGCTGTAGCCATTTCAAATAGCCTAATTTTAAAATACTAATCTATTCTATGCTAAATATTTTTACAGATATGAATGTTTACACTCAAATAAACGAACCAAAAGACCTAAAAGAGGGTGATAAATGGCTACCATGCCTATCTACAAAGGCAACAGAGCATAGACAAGCATGGGCACAACCACTTTTGATTACACATATTGACGCAATTAAGCACTATCAATACGATATAGTACCATTATTGGATCAGCACGTACATTGTATTGGCCCTAAGACCTACGATAGACTAAAGGATATGGGCTTTACTAATGTTACGTTGCATGGCTTGTATGCAGAAGATATAAAGATCAACAATATGCCTATTACACCTTGCACGTGGTTACACGGCGATCGTTATAGCAAAGACTTTGGAAAATTTACAGGGGTCACTGCTATACAAACCTACACTACGTCACTGAATGAAGCTTCACTATCCAAACTTCAAGAACTGGTCACTGCTAACAATATACCAGACAAAATTTTTGTCTACTCAAGTTTAGTATGTGAGAGGTTGCAGACTTATGGGGCCTGGCCAAAAACTGAGCTCCACCATGTTGAATCCTGCGAACCAAAAGTTGAATGGGATAAGTGGTTGAAAACATTGGCTTTTTACCCCGGCGAAGAATAATTTATCCAAAAGGCCCCGCTGTAAGCACCACCGGCCGATACCAGAAACCTTCCATTTAATGGGCGGTACAGCAGGTAGAGGTGTCTTCCACGACCTGTCAAAAATAATTTACCAAAAGAGGTTGACTTTTCTAGAGCTTGAGATTATATTAAAGTATATGATGACGAAAACAACAATTATTTGGATTGCTTGTGTGGTGTTTTTGGTAGCAATAACTACCAAGGCATTGGCACATGATTCTGAATTAACAATTACAGACAAGGTTAATAATTGGGTTGTCGCAGAGAAAGAAAAAACTATTGCATACCAAAAAGAGAGTTGGGCTGAGAGTAAAGACCAACTTGGTAGAACTTGGGAATCAATAAAGAACCTTTTTCAAAAACAGGCTCAATAGATAACTACTAAAAAGGCAAAAGGAGGCCTACATATGATTAAGAAGTATTCACTGATATTATTACTAGGCCTCTTCACTACAGGTTGTTCAGTCACTACGGCAATGAAGAATCCTAAATACGAATGGCTCACTGGCGGAGATGTCGCCTATGGGGATAAGGCAGGAGACGTATGTTATACCTGCGGAGAAAATTGGACCTTCATTCAGAATCCAGAATTTCATTCACAGAACCAGACAGCAAAAGGCATCAAATATTAATCTTGGGTGAGTGGTGTAGTGGCAACACGACGGTCTCCAAAACCGCAGACTGAGGTTCGATTCCTTGCTCGCCTGCCAAATCTTTTTTTAATCTTTTTTTCAAAATCCAATAAAATCAATGGTTTACAGAGGCAGAAAAAGGTTGACTTTTTGATCCGCTGACATTATTATATAAACATAATAAGGAATTAGGCAGAGGGCAAAAATTATGTTAAAAGAACTTATCGCAGAAATCAAATCCAGAAACATTAAAACAAAGGCTTGGGTCGCTGAAGATCCTAAGAACCGTTGGGCAGGTTTATACCCAGAGGACGAAGCCCATTGGGTTGAGAGGGGTATCACTACCCTTGCTGATCTCGAAAGAGATGAGTTGGCCACTTATATCTATGAAGGCCACAAGGATGCCTTTGGCACAAAAGGTCGTCACTACGACTTTGATAGCATGACTCTTCAGGAGTTAAAAGATGAGGCCGACTATATTAGTAAGGCCGCGAACGAAACTTATGAGCGAGAAG